GCTTCTTCTGATATTTTTAAAGGTTTAGCCATTAAAACCTACACATCCTATTAAACTTGCTCCAATAAGAGCTATAACTAGTCCTAAAATTACCCACTTCATGATTAATTTGATAATGGATTAGAAACGCTCACTTTTAATTCCTTCATTTGAATTTGTAAAAGTTCCATTTCTTTTTGTAAGATTTTGATGTTTTGTTGATTATCAATAATGTTGCCTGTATTATCAGCGACCTCTTCAGCTTGTTCAGGTGATTGATTAGATAAGGCGTCTAGTTTAGTCGTAATTTCACCGTATTTAACAAAGCCTCCGCCGATAGCTACAATAGCAGCAATTAAAGCAGCAATACCTGCTAATTGATCTTTTAGATTAAATTTTGCCATTTTTCAATAACTCCAGTTCTCTTATGATTCTTTGTTTCTCAGTATTGAGCTTATACAAAGTTTCTGCCTTAATAGCCACTTTATCATTTTTTATATAGCTTGCAAGACTAGTATTTGGGTAGATTTGGCGAGTATCAAATATGTTAATTTGATTTAAATAAATGTCTTTTGGCTTATAGAACGCAGTTTTTTGATATAATGCTAGTGATTCTTGTTCACTAGTCATAGCTTGAATTTTAATAATATTCTTAATCTGTAAGTTTTTAGAAATATCTTTTACTTCAGAGTCAACTTTCTCCATTACTCTATCAATATTTTTGACGAGAGCTTTTTTCTGTTGTATCTTTTTTTGTTTGGAAGAACTTGTTGACGCAACCTCTGTAGTGCTTTCGCTACTGGATTCCGTTTCGGTAGCGCCTTTTTCTTCCGTTTCTTGAGCAATCTCTTTTTCTTCGTTTACTTCTTCTTCTTTTTCTTGCTCTTTGACTTCTTCTTTTTCTTCGATTGCTTTTTCTTCTTTTTCTTCATTTGTGTTTTGTACCATTTTTACAGGGCCTTTTGCAACTGTTTCTTCTTCCTCGATAACTTCTTCTTGGGCTGATTCCATAATAGGGGATTCTTCAATAATTTCTTCTTCCTCTTGTACCATTTCCTCTTCTTGAGAAACCATTGGTAAGAAAGAGGCCGTGATCTCTTCTGTTTCTTCATAAATTTCCTCCTCTTGTGTAACTGCCGAGAAGAACGAAGCTGTCATTGGTGTTTCTTCTATTATAGACTCTTCTTCCATAACAATTTCTTCTTCCATAACAATTTCTTCTTCGATAATTTCTTCTTCTTCAAAAACCATTAACATTGGAGTAAAAGAAAAAGTTTCTTGAATCTCTTCCATTTCTTCAACTTCCATGGTCACTTCAATTTCTTCTTCAATTTCAAAAGTTAAAAATTCTTCTATAATTTCTTCTTCAAATTCTGCTAATTCTTCTTGTAAATTGGTAAGAGCTGTTGATGTTGATTCTTCTAAGACCGTGTTGTCATAAGTCATAGTTAATTTAGCACCCAACAAGTTTGGACCACCTAAATCAGCTGGAGTAGAGTCCCCATCAATTCCAGTCCAGGTCCAGTCAAATTTATTGGATCCTGCGTTGTTATAGATAACTTGATCTGTGTATTTATGAGCATTAGCATAGTATCCTGCGTCTGTATTTCTTATTTGATCAACTTGAGACAATACATTGCCATCAGAATCAAGTATTTTAACGGTAGTTTTAAAAGTATCTCTACCTGATTGAGCTTGACCACAAGAACTAGAAGAGCCTGACCACTCGCAGTTTTGAATAATTGTTGTAGAGTCTAATGTAACTCCATTATCAAGCATTGCTTGAGTTGATGTTTCATCACCTGTCTGAACTCCAACTAAATTTCCTTGATAATTTAATGTTCCTGTACCTGAGGAAGTACTTCCTACTTCTACTTCCTGATAATTCCAATTTGAATTAGTGCATGTTGTATTAACTGAAGTAAACGAAGAACAACTGGATTGAACATTAGGAACTGTAGTATCTACAGATTGTAGATTAGATGCTGTACCTGTGCCATTCGGTAAAAGATTACCGGTTGTAATATTTTCTGCTTTGGTGGCTTTATGCACAACACATGAACCCACTAACCAAACAAAAGCAGATATATAAAAAAGATTTTTTAGTTTTTTTATCAATTACAATTCTCTTTGTCTAGGTCTGCTGGTTTATCTTTGTAAAACCATACCCAAGATGTAATTTTTGTTCCTTCTTGAGTGTACGTGCATTTTGGTCCTATAGAACACGCATTAAGCATACCAAGTAAAGCTATTGCTATTAGTATATTTTTCATTTTTTAGTTTTTTCTATTTTAATCTTATCATCCTTTTTTACAGGATTTGCCTTAGGAATTCCATCAACTTTTTCTCTTTTAGCCATACGTTTTACGTATGTTTTAAAGTCTGGTCGCTCAAATTGATACTTATCCCAAAGAACTAATGCATCTTTACCTATTTTTCCATCAATTGGACAAGGGGTACCTGCTTGAATCATTGATTCAAATACTCTTTCATCTTGACACAATATTGCTACAGCTGCCACTTTCATACCAAAATCATTTAAGATTCTTGCTAGTTTTAATCTTTCACAATTTTTATCTACAAAATGTTTACCGCCGGATATACCTACACCAAAAGTTTGAAGTCCTGCTGATGCACCTACGGCACAAACATCTTGCGTCATAGAGTTATAAGAAGGGGCTCCTGCACTTGGAGGTGCTGATCTTATATTGGAAGTTGTTGAATTAGTTGTCGTAGAACTAGAACTACTTCCTGATTCATAGGTTGTACTTGATTCGTACCCGCCTTCGATTGCGGTATTAGAACCACTAACGTTTGACTGTGTTGAACCAGCTAAAGCGTTTACTGAAAACAGCAATGTAGCTAAAACAACACATAGGAATCTTATTGACATGACTCACATTCTCCAGTGTCATCAATAACAACTCCTCCTACTGTAGAAGAAGTTTCTTTTTTTCCACAATCACAGTCTTCACACTTGCAAAGATCTGCGTATTCATCGGTGTGTTCTCTACCACCACAGTGACATCCGTGGTGACATTTTTTACAAGTACTTTGATCCATTTTTATTTACGTTTATCGTACTGAGCCACAATCCAGTCAGATACTTTTTTCAATGGTCTTATGATCCATTTTTTAATCATTGTTTTATAATCCATTTTTTTTCTCCTCAATGTCATAAAAGAACTTATCCGTATCGGCAGTTCTCCATTCACGGCTGTCTTCTACACTCCATACCTGATGATTAACATTCCAATCCGGTACTTCATCCCTCACCGTGAAAGAAGGGATGTGCCATAATATTCTATTATTTGGTTGAGCTGCATAATTGCCGTCATCCAAGGCCATTATGTGAGCACATTTGTGCTCTTGCGGAACTTCTGAATGATCCGTATCTACTATATTACTATCTGGGTGGGCCCAGTCAACCGTAAAAAGATATGATCCTGGATGCCATTTCTTGTCTTTTCCCCAATATTTACCTGCTACACTTAGTGCATCGAAGACAGTAACAGAAGGATAGTAACTGAAACAATTCCAAAGCTCCAACTCGTTAAGTCGAGTCCTAGGAACTTTTTTGACATCAAACCCGTGTTGAAGAAACGCACTAATCGGGAGACGATAATAGACCCCACCATTTTGCATAACTGCGTGAAAGAGTAAAGCGCGTCCTGGCATCGATGCAATGCCAAAAACCATGCAGTCTTCAGCTTCTCCCTGATGTTTTTCGAGGTCATATAGATATTCTCTTCTTACTTGACAGTAAATAACGGGTATATTTGCATTTAAATAAGCCATACTTTTTATCCATAAATATCACCCCAAGTTTTACCAGATTCATAATCTACTTTATTTGGGACAGCTAGTTTAACAGCATTTTCCATAATTTCAATAATTTTGTCCGCTTGTTCTTTAGATTCTACAGACAAATCTAATTCATCATGAATTTGAATATGAGCTATAATACCTTCTTTGTATAAATCAAGCATTGATTTTTTAGTCATGTCTGCAGCAGAACCTTGGATTAATTTATTTAATGCTTTGTAAGTAAAAGCTCTTCTGATTCTATTTTCTCCATATTTTTTTACAGCGTCTTCCCAAGTCATTGGTGTGTGCATTCCAAATTGCGCTGGTTCCCATTTATCAAAACGGCAACCTCTTCCTAACAAAGTTCTAATTTCTCCTTCTCTTGAAGCCCATCTAGAAGTTTCATTCATTAAATCACGTACAAAAGGAACTCTGTCATGATATTTATTAAATAATTCTTCAGCTTCTTGTTTCGTGCTCAAACCTAATTCTGCTTGTAACTTGGCTTTACCCATTCCATAAAATAAACCTAAATTAATTGTCTTAGCTTGAAATCTATTAATGCCTGCCATATCAGAAACCGTTTTATGAAAATCAATATCGTTGTTAGCATAATTTTCTACAATTTCTTTTACAGAAGGATCTTCTTTTATACCTGTGGTTGTAGCTGCAAAATGAACAACCAATCTTGGTTCTTGTTGAGAGTAATCAAAACATCCCCACTCGCAACCCGATTCTGGGATGAAAAGAGATCGAATCAGTGGACCTAAGTCTTTATTACGAGCGGGAATTTGTTGTAAGTTTGGATTAGTATATGAAAATCTTCCAGTAACGGTACCACCTTGATCGGATCTAATTTGATTAATATCCGCATGAATTCTACCTTGATGCTCATATCTAATAATGGTGTCAATAAATGTAGTATGTGCCTTGTTTATTTCTCTAGCTTTTGCTATTTTCTTAACTAAAGGATTTTCATGTTCTTGAAGAAAGTTTTTGGTAAATGATGGAGACTGAGTTTTCAAAGTTCTGCTATAAGGCAGGTTTAATTTGTCGAAAACTTTGGCAATCGATCTTGCTGCCCATATTTGACATTCTATTCCTGTCTCTCGTTTTACTTCTAATAGGAGTTGCTTTTCTTGTGTGGATAATTCTTGTTTCAATTTATGAGCGGATTGAATATCGACACGAACGCCCTTAAATCTCATATCAACTAAACATGGAAATAATTCTGTTTCTAAATTAAAAATTTCAGTTAAATTTTCTTTTCTTATTTCTGCGGATAATCTTTTAAATAGTTCAAGTGTAAGTTTTGCATCTTTTTCTGCATATTCACCTACATAAATAGCTGGTAATTTATAGAGTTCTGCTTTAGGATCTATGCCCCAGTTTTTAGCAATTTCAAATAATGTTGCTTCGCTTTTTCTTTCTCCTAAATACTCCCAACTTAAAGCATTAAGAGTGTATCGCAGCCTATTTTCATTAACAATAGAGGCCATAACCATAGTATCCATAATATGACCATTAATTTTTATTCCATAAGAACGAAGCCAACAGACATCATACATAGCATTATGAAATATTTTTGTAGAACTTGATTCACAGATGGTTTTTACCCAATCTAAAACTTTCTTTTTATCTAAATTTCCACCACCCTCATGGCCAAACGGGTAGTATTTACACCAGCCATCAACAGCTACAGCAACTCCAATGATTTCTCCGTTTCCAATAACAGAGCCCGAACCTTTTGATTTTAAATCTGGATCTTTTGTTTCTAAGTCTATAGATACTAGTTTATAGCCACTTAAATCTGGAAAACTATCCGGTGCTATCCATTCCGTTTGAGCTTCAAACATCATAGTCTCGCTCCATAATCATTTCAATATAGTGAATAGCTTTCTTCAAGTCTTCCTTTCCGTTTTTATATTTGTGTCTGCAGATGTATTTTATAGCGTTTCCTTCTGCAAATAGCAACTTATTGTCGTTTATAAATTTACTCGGTTGAATACGAAAATTTCGATAGTGGGATCCACCAACTTGCTTTTTGTATGCGCTCATATTTGATAACCATATTCCCCAGATTGATTTACTAAATATAGATTTTCTGCTGTTCTAGTAATACCTACAAAAAACAACCTGTGTTCTGGACTTGGATCTTTTTGATATGCGTTAAAGCTATTATAATCAATATCTAGCATTAAAACTGTATTTTGTCTTTCATCTCCTTTTGACCCATGAATCGTAGATAATCTTATTCTTGGTTTTGCTGTTGGGGAAACATCTTCTCCGTTTCTTTCCATTGCTTCTATAAATATTCTTTTCTTTTCTGTAATTTTATCTAATGCTTGCTGCCAGCTGCCTGCCGCTAGCATACCGTGATTGTTTCTTAAATCTTCTAAATTAACAATATCCTCAATAACAGATTTTAGAGAAACTCCTCTACCAAAATTTCTTTTTATATTTTTAGAGGACATAAAAGAATACATTTTCTGTGCAAGTTTTGCAGGTACCAATTGACCTTT